ATGTATATGTCAATACTCTTTTTGATTATTATATGGTTTCAGCACCTTCTCATAGATACTGTCTGCAAGATGGTACATCATGATTGGCGCTACCATCAGTCCTATACGTGCTAGTCTTTCATTGAGTGTGCCTGTATTGATATAGTCTTCTGGGAGCGTCATGAGCCTGGCAGACTCTTTTGTTGTATAGCCTCTATCCTCTTCTGGATGAAGATGGACTGCAAGTGATGTCATAAGTCCCTGCTCTGATAGCGTATGTGATGATTGGAGCCACGGCACGCGGCGTGACTGAAAAAATGAGTGTTTTGCATCTGGAATACTTTTGCCCATCTTCTTTCTATGTGCAATCACCTTATCATACCAAGGCCCTACTACATCATCACCGACAGAAACTACTTTGTCAGGATTCTTTGGTAATCTTTTTAGCCACTTATACTTTGCACTCTTCTTCATACCTTCGCATAGTTCGTATGCTTCTACGCTATTCTCATTGTCTAGTCGTAAATCTCCGATTGCATCCTCTACTGTTGCTTCTTCATTCGTTGCACCATCAGGAAATATATTATTATTATAGAATACCATTGGTGGCATACCAATATCATCCATTACATCATTACGTACTGATACGATAAATACACGTTGACGTTTCTGAGGTACGCCATAGTGTATACCATTCAGTACTTTATATGTTGTGGAGTAGCCTTCTTTCTCAAAGTCAGTAACCATACGATCAAGATGCTGCTTTGCATATTCCATAGTCAATCCCTTGACATTCTCGCATATAACAACCTTAGGCTGCATCTCTCTTGTAATGCGTATCATCTCCCATGTCAGGTCTTCTATATTTTGTTGTTTCATACCATAGGCCATCTTCTCTTTGTTCCAGCCCTTCTTCTTAGTGCCAGACATAGAAAATGGTGGGCATGGTGGAGAACCATCAAGAATATCCAGTTCTCCTACCTTGAGTCCTGTCATCTCCATAATCTGTTTACCAGTAACATTCTTGATATCACCACAGATATGGGGAGTACCTGGCCAGTTTGCAAGATATGTATTGACTGCGACCTGTTGAAACTCATTTACAAATCGTGCATCACCACCAGCTAGTTTATAACCGCATGATGATCCACCGCCCCCTGCAAAGAATGAAATGTAACTGAACCTCTTACGATCAGAAGATTTCTTTAGATCATCTAGCGTGTATCTATTATATCTCATCCGAAAAAATCCTCTAAACTACCTTGTGTTCCATAACTATCGTCAATCAACCAATTCATCTTCTCTGTGATAAACCGAATCGGTTCAACAAATGCCTTAGTGAATTGTACATCATAGTCTATTCTTTCCTTAATGTCAAGTTCCTTTGGAAAAGAAGTTATAAAAGAGAATGAGCTAGACTGATATATGTTTGGTTGTTTTAGATTTACGAACCGCACCTTGTCTCCTTCTTGAATAAAGGGAAATTTACCTGACAGCTTATTCTTCTTAATCAGATGATTGTACAATATCGCACCCTTGACATGCATTGGCGCACCTTTACGAAATAAACTTGAATCTCCGGTAAACTTCTTTACACCATTACAACTACGTGGAAATGCAATCTCTTCTGGTGATAACGTCATAAACTCTTCTCTAAACTCCTGTATAAAGGTATTTAGCATCTTCTCATCACCGTTTATTATGATCTTGAGTGCCTCTTTAATCTTCTCTCTACATGGTGCTGGTGTTGATGATTTAACTGCCTCAATACCCATGATCTTGAGTTTAGGTTCTTTGTACCTCACACCCTCACTATCGTGTACGTTAAGAATATACCTTTTCTTAGCAGTCCAGATACCCTTGTCAGCAATGACCTCACGGGCCATAATCATCTTTTGTTCATATGCCCCAACCGTATCAGCAAGGTTCTCGTAAGATCGATTAATAAATGGTTCAATTTTATCAGTGGCAATTTTATCCAGAAAATTGACGATGGACTCTGTAGATGGATTTCTATCTTTAAAAGATTTAGATACAAGTGTATCAAAGGTGATGTACACACTGTCCGTATCACTCGCAATAACATAATCTTCTTTCTCAGTTCCAATAATCTTGTTGAGATAAATGTTAAGAGCCTTTTCAATCCATCGTATAGATAACTGACCACTTGAAGTAATTGCCGTAGCAACCATAAGATCAAAATACCGAAACCAATTATTCCCAATAGCACCATACGCACTATTAAGGGATATTTTCTTTGCCATCTGGATGTTGTTGTATCGAGCAATATCCTTGAGGAGACTTGGTTTTTTAGTGTCCTCATATTCTTGTTCAGCCTGAAGCATAAGTTTTTTATATTTAACACGATCATTATACATACTCTCCATGATCTCAGGAAGGAATCCTCTTTTATCTTTTTTGAAAAATGCACCGTTTGGAGTCATACAATAATCGGTATCATTCCTAACTTCACCATCTAGAATCTTATCAACTAGACCTTTTGCTTGTTTACAATTAGGAACTAGAGTTTCTGGTGATATATTATATTGCATTATCAGGTGAGGATACAACGAATTTAGATCAAAAGACATCACCCATTTATGCATACCCACTTGAGGGTCTTTTACATAAGCACCTTCAAACTGATCTGATTTAGCAGTATTCTTTTTTTGTGGTATAACTATGTTCTTATCTCTTAGATAATTATATATAAGAACATCCCAATAACGAACAGAGCCTAGAACATCTGTGAAGTTGACCTTACCATCATATGCCATAGTTAGACATAGTTCAATAAGTTTCATCTTATCTTCAAGCTTGTCAACAATCTCAACATCTTGAATGTTGTATTCAATAAACGATTGGAAATCTTTCTGATACCATTCACGAAATGTTTCATATGGATTACCATCTTTACGTTCACCAAGTTCAACAAAAGCAATATGGTCTAGTCGATAGGACTCTTGTGCCTGATAGGTAAACTTACGATATAGATCAAAATAATCTAGTGCAGCAATACCTTGTATATTATATGTCTGGTGATTACGACCCATCTTAAACACTTCTCTAGGTTGAACACTACCCCAAGGAGATAATCGTTTTAGTTCATCTTCACCAAATAAATTTATAATACGATTGCAGATATAGGGAATATCAAAGAACTCTGTATTCCAACCAGTGATAATATCTGGTTGATTATTCTCCCAGAATATTAAAAACTCTTTGAGTAAATGTGTTTCACTCTCACACTCAACATAGGTAACGTCATCACGATCTGTTTCAAATTTACCGATACCAAACACAACAATCTTCTTGTTCTGATGATTCTTGATTGTGATGGACAGCATCTCTTCTTTAGCTTCAGAGGGTGAAGGAAATCCGTTCTCACACTGAACTTCAATATCGATAGTCACCATTAGGATATTGTCTAAGTCCCAATCGATACGACCTTTGTAAGTATCAGCAATATAATTATAGGAAAATTGTGTGTTACCATAAACCAACTCTGGTTGACTCTTATGACTGTCAACCCATTCTTTTGCTTCCTTGATAGAATCAAATTCAGTAGGTAATACGGAAACACCATCAAGTGTTTTGTAACCTGTCTTTTTACCAGGAACAGGAGAATATAGAGTTGGGCGATATTTAATTTTAAAGTTTTGTCGTTCACCATTAATAACAGCTCGAACAAAAAGTTGGTTGCCCCATTGAAGCACATTTGTATAAAAGTTCATTATAAGAGTATATCAGTTTGAGGAAGATTTGTCAAGGATTATTTTAATCAAAAGTATAATCTTTTTCGGGATTTATTATTATATTTGCCTTAATTAAAAAATCTTTGTTCATAAGAAGTGTAGATTTACCTGATCTATCATCTACTGTAAAGGGTAAACCTTTATATACTTTCCCATTAAATTCTAAGTCTAACTTAATCTTTGGTCTTTTTTCTTCACCAGCACCCGTAACAGAATTATAATCTCCCAAATAACTTGTAGTTAGAGTTTTGCCATTTAATTTAAGAGTTAGAGACTTGCCGTTGATATCATAAGAATCTGCGTGAATAACAGAACCATCAGCAGAATTTCCTGTATCCATTGTTCCCACTAATTCTCCCAAAATCTTATGGTTGAATTTTTCATGCACTCCACTAGTATTGACACTTTTTGTCCATAAGCTACGATCTTTATAAAGATTCAAAATTTCTTTGGTGATACTACGACCCTTATCTTTGATCAGTGGTTTTGCAGCAGACTTTGAAAGCACTGCTTCAATACCCATCAAGCCGGGAGTAGAATTAACTTCGATAAAATAGGGACTTTCTTTATCCCTATTCTTTGCGGGAATAAAATCAACACCAACAACTTGACCTTCAACTGATTCAGCTGCTCGTAAAGACTCTTGTGCTTCACGTTCTGTTAATTCATGCAACTCTGGTTCTGATCCCTGTGAGACATTTGACCTAAAGTCATCACCAACAACAGGTCTTTTGATTGCACCTAAAATTTTACCAGCTGCAATAATAACACGCACATCATAGTCTGTCTTTATATATTCTTGAAGAAGAACATCGACAAACTCATCTTCCCTATGAAGTAATTGAATAACACTATGAAGTGCTTTTAAACTTTCAATCCAGATAACACCAACACCCCTAGACCCAACAGAAGTTTTGAGAATCATTGGAAACTTATTACCAAGTCTTTCTGCAGCTTCTTCAGCACCTTCTGCGTGACGTACTAGAACTGTGTTTGGTGTAAGAATATCATTTTGCTGAAACACAATCTGGTTGTACCATTTATCATTACAAATATCACTACATTTAACAGGATTGATAAGAGTATAACCTTGTTTTTCTAGATTGATACAAGCAACTCGCCAAGACAGATTACCTGTTTTAACTGTAGAACCAAGGCCTCTTGCCATAACTAATGTATCCTTTGGATTTATAAGAAAAGGTTTATCATACTCAACATCATCTTTCATGCCGGGTAGTTCTACCTTACCTTTTTCATCTACAGGAAAAGAATATACTAGTTGATCCTTATCTTTATCTTCCATATACATACCAGAAAACTCAGCAAGATATACTTCAATACCTAACTCTGATGCTTTCTTGCGAACCATTGGCCCAGTTTCATTAGGGTCTAAAGGATCATCATGAGAAAGAATCAATAACTTATAAGGTTCTTCTTTTGCCTCTGTAATGTAAGACTTGAATTGCTCCATTAAACTTCTTTCTTCTTACCGATATTATACTTTGTTTCTAGTTGCCATTCATTTTTTTCTTTAAAAGATAAAACTTTAATTTGACTTAATGGAGCTAATGATTCCATAGTTCCTATAACATCTACCAAACCCCATTCTTTCAAAAGATTTGCAATTGTATTTCTACGAGCAATATCATTTTCAGATAAATTTACAACCTTACCATCAAGAGCAAACAACTCTTTAAAATGTGTAATATAATATCTACCTTGCTTATGTAGTATATGGCAAGACTGATACAGTTTTCTATCTTTTCTTGAAGCAACCCCAATTCGTGATAGTGTTTCACGAACCTTTAAAAAATCATCTGGTTCTTTTAAGCTGACTTCTAACATCTTCTCCTGTGTCCAATTAACATCTTCCATTATTTCTTCCACCTTTATTTAATTTTTGTTTTATGGCAGAAATTTGTTCATCAGATAATATTTCAAGAGCGGACTTTGCTTTTTCATTACTATATCCATAATACTCTTTAACATACTCTAAATTATCAACTTTCATCGCCTTCACCCAAGGTGTATATCTTTTCCTTGGTCTAAGACTATTTATCAAAAAATCAAACTGAAGTTTCTTGTCTAGATGGGGTAATTGGTTAATTTCGTTAACTAATTGAATAGTATCAGGAAAGGGAGCAACACACTTATTAA